AGCACCAGCTTTTTTCATCTTCACTACGATAATCACAGTTGCTGCAATTGCTGCCTTGTAACAAGAGCTTAGTCTTTTCTTTATTGCTATCCATTCTGATTATAAATATGCGTGCACGCAAAGAAGCCCTCAGTAAAGAGGGCTTGAGATTTTTTATTAAGTAATTGTTTGTGTGACTACAGAATAAGGACCTGTTCCAAATTCGTTGTATCCTGCAGCTGCAAACGACCAAGTGCCAGCACCAGTCGAAACAGTTTCAGGACTTCCAGAAACAACTACATGAGGTGTTCCGCTTGCAATGATCGTGTCTGGATTTACCACTGTTCCAGTGATATAGTATAGATAATGACCGTCTGAATTATATCCAGCATCTGTCCATGAAACAGTTGCGTCACCACCAGTTGCATCTACTGCTGCTAGCGATGCTGGAGCATCTGGAACTCCAAGTTCTGAAGCGTTAGTTGTTACATCATCATAATATGCTGCATCGTCTGTACCAACAAAAGCATCTTGTGCTGTATCTACTACATTTACTTGATTTGCGTCTAACCTATGTCTAATAGGTGTGTTTGCCCAATCTGACATTTTAATAGTCCTCCGTTAAAGAGTTTTGTTTATCTTTCGGGTTGAATGAGTATCTTTCTTACTCTAGTTCAACAAAAAAGGGCCATCCGAAGATGGCCCCATATTATAAGATTAATTAATCTTAAACTGCGCCTGGTAGATCAGCAATGCTAATCATTCCGTAGAGTAGGTCTCCAAGAGGAACCTGGATAAGACCGTACCTAGCAAGGAATCCCTTTCTAGGTGTGAAGTCATCAGGTCCATAGAGAGTAGGTGTTACCTGAGTAACGTATGGTGCGTAAACGATACCAGCTCCGAATGGGGATGCTGGACTCTTGTGACCCATGAGAATCTTATTAGTTGGGAATAGAGGATCTTTGTAGACTGCTACCTGTCCCCTCATGTCGCCAGCCTTTACGATTCCAAGTCCACCCTGCTGTGCGGCAGGTGCTGCTACGAAACCTTCGAGAACTTCTAGATAAGATGCAACCTTAGGTGATGTAATCATCCAGTTGGCTGGTCCGATCTTTGATTTTCTGTAGATCTCATTGCTAAGCTCAGTAACGACTTGTACTAGATTTCTGTTTCTGTCTAGGTAGTTGCCAGATGTGTTGTTAGCTACGTCTGAGTTCCAGTCTAGATATCTCCATGAGGAGATAGGAACTACATCCATAGCGAATCTGACGATTTCCCTGTCAATCTCAGCAATCATTTCATTAGATACAAGAGCGGTAAGCTCTGCATCTGCATTCAAGCCGTGGTAAGCCTTGAGGTCTTGCTCTGCTTCGTTCGTCCAGGTAGCTTTGAGCTTTCTGGATTTTACCGTAATTGGGAACTGAGAAATGCTAATTGCCATATCTGGAATAGCACTTGATCCTTCCTGCTTGTAGGCGTAGAAGGCTTCAATTCCTGTGATAGTAAGTGCGGTGCCCTGTGTGTCATTCTGATCAGAGAAGAATACCTCGATCATTCTGTCTACTGTGCCACCGGCATCATCGTAAGCGATGTTAGCTGTGGATAGTACTCCAGTTGTGGAGTCATAACCAGCGGTAGCGGCTGTTAGTGCGCCGAATACTGCGTTGGCTGCTGAACCATATAGTGGTACACCAACTCCGCCGCGATCGGTTTCTTTGATGGCCCAATAGTTCTTACCTTCTCTTCCATCATATTGAATGAGGAATGTTGAGTAAGTAGTTGGTGTAGCAGTTACAGCAGCTGTGAATCTTGCTTTAACTCTCTTTAGAAGAGCGTTTGTGGTGTCTGTTGAGTCTGCACCGCCAATACCATTAGTCCAATCATCAACAAGTTGAGTCTGGAAATATAGGTTAGATGGAGCAGCTCCGCCACCGTCTACATTAACTACGGTTGATACTAGAACTTCGTCAGAAGAGTAGTATGGGTTGTAGCCCTGTGCGGTGTCAGATGGATTCTCTGAATACATACTGTACTCATCACCAGCTGTAGTGCCAGATTTAGTACTGGCGAACTCATATTTGAGATAGAAAATAACGCCAGTTGGTCCAGCGAGTGGCTGAACGGAAACTAGGTTATTGGCTACCAAATTAGGGAAAACCCTTCTTACGATAGGTAGAAGGATCTTTTGGATACCAACAACGTCCGATGCTTGAGTAGAAGGTTCCTCTACGAGGTATTGCGCTTCATTCTCAAGGAGCATTGCAGTGGACTCTTTAAGGTAATCATCATCGATTCCTTTTAGGAAAGGTTTCCACTTGCCCATGATTTTATCGCGTTGTTCTTTTCTTAGTCTGTTATAGTCGAAAAGCATCGATTTTCCTCCGTATATAATTTAATACGTAATTTTATTATTATTATTATTTCTCAATGCCTGCTAGTTCAAGCAGTTCATTAAGCTGTCCAGCATAATCGGTGGACTCTTTCTCTTTCTTGTCAAAGTGGACCATAGGGTTGATTTCTAGACCTTCTTCCATGTCTTCGTCATCCTCGTCCCCTTCGTCTTCGTCATCCTCGTCTTCATCATCGTCGTCTGACTTTTTCTTCTTCTTCTTTTTCTTCTTCTTATCGCCTTCGTCGTCATCGTCGTAGTCCATGTCATCCATGTCCTCGTCGTCATCGTCGTTGGCTTCGTCTATGTCGTAATCCATTTCGTCATCATCTTCATCATCATCATCATCATCTGATTTCTTGGATTTCTTCTTAGACTTCTTTTTCTTTTTCTTTCCATCTTCGTCTTCTTCATCTTCCTCATCTTCGTCGTCGACATCTTCCATGTCATCGTCTTCGTCATCATTAGCTTCCTTTACTAAGTTCTTTAGCTTGGAATACTTTTCAACAACATCCTCTTCGGTAGTTGCTTCGCCAACGAAAGCTTCAACAGCTTCTGCCACGACTGGAGAAAGAGTAGAAGTGATTTCTTTCAATTTTAGTCTAGCCTTGAGTTTGTCGTTCTCATCTTCCTTAGATTCAATCATTTGAAGAGCCTTCTGTAGTTCATCTACATAGCCCTTTGTGACTGTCTCGTCCATAAGTGGGAATACGACACTCTTGATTGACTCAAGAGCTAAAATTCTAGGATCGTTTAGAACGTCCTTTCTAGCCTCAACTTTAAGCTCGTCGTACATCTCTTTAAGAGCAGAGGTAAATCTCTTTACCATTACTTTCTGCATCTTAGTTTTGATTTCCTCAACTAGCTCAACTTGTTCTTGCTTGAAAGTCTCTTTAGATTCATCTATCTCTCTGATTTTTACATCATACTCAGTCTGAATCTCTGTTCTAACTTCTTCAGCAAGCTGGTCCCTTGTTTTTTGTTTCCAGTTATTTAGTTCTTCATTGAAGGCCTTAATTTGCTTATCATTTAGTTCAATATCTGCCAATAGATTGGTGGCCATGAAACTAACCTCCTAGTCTTCTAAGTTTTCATTTAAGATTTCGGAAAAAGACTTTGTGTCTTTTTCTTCTTTATACCAACCTTCAGTTTCGTGGTCTTGTTCCTCGAATACGGCTGAAGGGTAAGCATTAGGTGTTGATGGATCTGCCACGATATCGAATGTAATCAATTTAAAATCGTCCTGTACTTCGTTGACATCGTCATGATCCTTTGTACTTCCAAATCCTCTTGATGAAATTCCGAGTTGTATCCCGCGTCTGATAAGGGACCCCAGGATTCTTCCTTTCGGGGTTCCTCCCTCTTCATCAGTACCGTCGAATACTTCCACTGCTCCCATTACTCTTCCATCATTTTCCATGTTGAGTTCTGTTATGCAATGCGAAACTTTATCTAAGTGAATTTTTCCTTCTGTTGGGTGGTCTAACTCTCCCAACATATTTCTTTTTGTAATCTTGTCTATATTCTTCTGAATTTCTCTTTCAAGAATAGGTGCTGGATAAACTCGACCATTGCCATTTCTAACATCAGCATGTTGGAAAAGTCCACGGAGATAAGTTTTCTTTTTACCATCCTCTGTAGCTTGTTCAGATACTACTTTATACGAAAAGTCTTGAAATTCTGTTAATAGATTAGCCATTTAACTTACCTTCTCTACGTGAGATAAGATTTTTTCAAAGAATTCGCTGACCAATTTTTTGTTCTTCCTTAATAGGTCAGGGATCTGTAATTTAGGGCTTCGCTTGTTCCTGTACCATACATAAGCATAGTTCTCGTGAAATTCAATTCTGAATTTACTACCAGTCCTAAAATCTTTTTCCCATTGATCTTTTAATTCTTCTTCTGGCTCATCAGACTTTTCATCGTCTTCTTCATCATCTTTATCGTCTTTATCGCCTTCTTTATCTAGAGCTTTTTCTATGTCGGTATCTGGAATTTTTGGTAGACCAGAATCGTCGTCAGCTTTATCGTCCTCATCATCTTCTGCTTCATTAAGAGGAACGTTAGCTAGCTCTAGCATCTCTTCAAGAAGGACGTTATATTTTTCGTCCTGAGCCATAAGTTATTCCTCCTCGGAGTCTTTTTCTTCTTGAGCCTGTTCGTAAACGGAGTTCAAGAAATCTAGAACTTCTTTGAGTTTTCCTTCTCCGATTGATCCTACTTTAGCATCTTCTAAAGCAGAGATAAATGAATCAACATATTTAGATTCCATTGTCTTTTCTTCAAGGTTGTCTTTGATCTTTGCCATAACCTTGAGAATCTTGTTAATAGAGTCTTCATCTATAGTGGTTTCTTTTTCGCTTGATTTCTTTTCTTCTGGTTCTTCTTCAGCAGCTTGATCAGCTTCTTCTTCGCCTTCACCTTCACCTTCTTCATCGAGGCTGTTTCGGCCAATGAATTCTTCTCTAGCTTTCTTTGCTTCTTCTAAATTGTAGTATTCTTTAAAGAGCTCTACCAAAGAATCGGCTTTCTTAGATTCACCGACCATAAGAGCTGTCTTAAGAATTAGATCTTCTAATTCAGTTTCTTCAAGAACCAGGATCTCAATATGCTGGCCAATGAAATTCTCTAGAAGCTTCTTAGCATCTTCGGAATCGGCCATTTCAGTAATGAGCTCTCTGAGGTCTTCCTTGAAAGACTCTGAAGTCCACATGTTTTTTACTTTCTTTTTAACGTTACCAGATCTGGTTTTGCTTTTTTTCTTCTCGGACAAGTTGATAACCTTGTTTGATTCCTCTTCGAAAAGAGCAATCGACATAGGTGATCTGAAGTCCATTGAAGTAATGCTTCCCTGAACTGGTGCATCTTCGCCAATTTTCGTATACATTGCCTTGATCTTAGGGTCTTCCATAATATCAAGGATATCGTCAGAAACCAACTCTCGAGATCTTCTAACCTCTCTTAGAGCTTTGATTCTTGAGTTTGATTCTACGATTGATTTCTTTTCTATTGCTGCCTTGTTGATAAGCGATCTGACTGGCTCGTTAGAGTGTTTAAGCTTAAAAGCTTCAACTAAATCTCTAGCAGTAATTTCTTCTTGTGCTTGAGGATCAAAGAATTTTGTAGAAAGCTCTTCTAGTCTTGTGTCATTATCTGGTACTAGTTTAATAGGTTCCCAGTTGCCAAGAGATAGAGCTTTGTCTTCTACTTTGTAGTCTACAGTGTAGAATTTTTCTTTGTCTTCGTCAAGAACGACTAGCTTATCATCGAATACAAGAGCAACAGCAGCATTTTCAGACTCAGCAATTTTGTTCTTGATCATACCAACCATTCTGTCATTGCTGAAATTAGATAGCTGTGCTACCTGACTGTACTTTAAGTTCATAGAAATGTCCTCCTAGTCTTTGAGCATTTCCTTTTTTTGATTATTGTTTCGTCTTCTGATGAGTCCTTTTAACTCACCATGCAAGAAGAGATTGTCGAAATTATTTTCGTACATTTTTCTCCGCGCCTTTTGGATAGGTTTATCTTTAGTTATCTTCTCTGTTTCTCTGTATTCCTTAATGAATTTTATTACCTGCTTAATGTCGTCTTCATTCTCGACTAAGAAATCTTCACCAGCTATTTTCATAATTTGTGCAGCAGCTAGCTCTGCTCCTCCTCCGGCTTCAGCCGGTGTCTCTTCTGGTGGAGGCCCTTCTTCCGCTCCAGCTTCTAATCCTGGTTCGCCGAGTCCAGCTTCTGCTCCTCCTTCTAAGCCACCTTCAAGTCCTGCGCCAGGTGCACCACCGAATCCTCCGGCGCCGGGTGCCATGCCCCCGCCGAATTCCCCAGCAGCTCCGCCTTCTGCGGCAGCAGTTGCCTCTGCTTTTTCTGCAGCTTCTCTTTGTTGCATAAGTTTAATGTCCGAGATTTCTTGATCTGTAAATTTGAGTATGTTTTTGTACAACCACTCTTTAGGTAAGAATAAATTGCCTTGCTCATCTGCTAAAGCCATAGCTGTTTGAATTGTGTTTAGTTTGTTAGTAAAGGTCTCTAACTCTTGGATTTCATAAATCTTTGATGGAGGAGTCAGCAATATCTGAAATGCGTGCATGTCTTCAATTGTGAATCTCTTGAATGCTAACTCAACGATTGCTAGTTTTTCTAGTCCTTTTATGATTTGCTTTTGTACCCTTTCAATTGTCTTTGCAAATCTGACATCCATAGCAGATAGAGATGTTCTTGCGACATCACCTGTAAGCTCGCCTGTCATATAAGCATATGGAATCCTCATTGTTCTGAGAATTTTTTCTTTGAAGTATCTAACATCATCTATCTCGCCTAATTGTTGCCCTCCTGGGAGGTAATCAATTGTAATACCAGTACCGTCTGGTCTGCGAGGTAAGAAGAAGTCATCATTGATTGAGAGTGGATTTGCGTTATATGCTATTTCACCAGAGGTTGGGTCTACCCAAGGAGTCTTTCGATATCTAGTCTTGATATCTTCTACTCTTTTCATTGCCTCTCTATATGGTAAATTTCCTACTGGAATACCAAACACTCTTCTTTCTGGAGCTCTTGTGATCCTATAAATTAGCATAGCATCTTCAATGAGTTTCATCTGCTTGAAAGTAAGTCTTCCATATTCCAGAACAGATTTGCCATATGGTTCAAACTCTTTATCGTCAAGTTTGAAATGTACCATCTGCCATGGCTTCAAATGAAACTCTTCAGCTTCTGCTGCACTATAGAATGTGCCAGAAGTAGGAGTTCTAGAGTCTGGGGTTACTTTAACAACAAACTCTATCAAGTTACCGTCTTTCTCAATTCGAACTACGAATTGGGGAGGTACGAATCTTAAGTATTTGATTTTCTTAGGGTTTTTGTAATTGTCGGGGATTATTTCATAGAAGGCGTCGCCGTATTTGCATGCGTTGTACACGATGTGCCAAAGCATAGAGTTCATGTCTAGCGACTTGAACCATAGATCATCAAGAGTTTCTTCAATGTCTTGGTCGTCGGACTGGCTTTCTACTACTTCATCATCAGTATTGTAAAGAGATGAATCATCTGCGTATAGCTCAAGGCCACCGGATAGTTCAGGAACATAGCACATTTGCTCATATTCTCTGTATCGCTGCAATCTGCCTTGATCAATAATAGTAAGATTCTCAATTGAAGTCTTGTAGGAGCCGTATGCATAAGCTGCATCCGAATTCCTATCAGTAGGAGTAGTTAAGTCTCTTATCTTTGTGATATTGATTTTGTTGAAATACTGCTGTATTATCTCAGATCTTTTTTGTATCTCTCTGTCACGACTTGCCATTACTGCTCCTGATCATCATTGGTTTCCGGTGTATCGAACCAGAAATCTTTCGGCAAACTTAGAAGATCGTCTAATTCAATTACTGAATAGCTCTTCCATATGAAATTATTTGCTAGTACTCTGTCGGCAGTCTCTAAAAAATCATATGGTATCAAAGCTATTCGTTTGTGCCTATTGTACTTTATTATTAGTAGTGGCACCTTGTTAACGAATTTAGCATCTCCTTCAACTTGTTCGATCCATTCATTCCAATTTGACTTATCAGAAAATAAGTCCCAGAAATTGGCTTCTGCATAGAATTTGTGTTCAATCACAAAGTTAAAATTGGAAGGAGTGATGATATCACTTGCTAAAGTGATCTTTGCCTCCCATGGCAAATTCTCAGCACCTTCTCGATTTTTACCGCCAGTATAAGCACCAGAACTAGGCGTCCTCTTAAACTGACCCTCTCCAAAAGCCTCTTCTAGTATATGGACTAATTGGTTCTCGCCTCTGTTCCCCTTCTTCTTAGAATTCGGCATATTACCCACCTTTTAAGTTAATATTATTTTACAAGAATCTTTTCGAGTTGCTCTTCAATGATTTGGTTCGCACCAAAAATGTTCTCGGACATCCAATGCGTAAACTTTACGGTCTCTTCTTTATTAAGCGACTTTATTACCTCTTGAATGTCTTTGTACTGAGTAAGCTTGACTTGTCTGTTCAATTCGTTTCTGATCAGATCAGAGCTTTCATATACCCGCTTGATGAGAAGTTTCAAATTTACTTCTGTTAGATTTCCTATATAGT